GGATGTACTAACGAGTGAAATAGTTACATCTACATCAAATGGAAATATAAAACTTGCTCCCAATGGCTCAGGAGCAGTAGAGATAAAAGGTGATGGCAGTAGTTATGAAGGTTGTTTACAATTAAATTGTCATGTAAATAGTCATGGAGTAAAAATAAAATCCCCTGATCATAGTGCTGGTCAGTCTTATACAATGATTTTGCCAGATAATAATATAACAGCTAATAAGTTTTTACAGGTAAAGAGCATTACAGGCAGTGGAAATACAGCTGTAGGTCAATTAGAGTATGCAGACACATTCACAGGTGATGTTAATTTTAATGGTTGGGCTACTTTTAATGCTTCTATATTAGAAAAAGTCGTTACAGCCACTTTAGGTTCGGCCGCTACTTTAAGTCCGGGGACTGGTGGAATACAGTATCTAACTCTGGGACAAAACTGTACGATAACTCTAAGTATGGCTACTGGTCAATCATTTCTTGTTGTAATTACAGCTACTTCCTCTGGTTACAGTATTACATGGCCGACTATGAGATGGGCTGGTGGATCAGCTCCTACTCTTGGTGGTGCAACTCCCACTGCTATAGAACTTTGGTATGATGGAAATTACTACTATGGTGCAACAGTGGGGGATCTTTCATGACGATACACCACAGACTCCGTGGTGCTGGTGGTTCAGGTGATGATGGCTGGCAAATTTTGATGAGTACAGCTGGTGACAAAAATACTACTGGCAACAGTGCAAATTTTGGTTATGTGGGATCGAGTAATTTTAGAAGTATAACTGCATCCAGTACTGGTGCTAATAACAGGACAGCACCAGCAGATGGCACGGGTTTATATGATGCATTTTTTACTATGACAGGAATAACCAAAATAGCTTTAGTAGATAATTGGAGTGGAGGTGGCTTAGCACCTACAAACTGGGTTCACTATATTGTTTATGATTTAGTTTCTACAACAACGAAAACTATTTACAATATTATTAAAGATTTAGATAATTACAACTTAAATAATGCTAACTGGGCAGGTAATGACAGTGTGTTTGGTAGTAATTCTGTTGAAAATTTCACTGCAGGATATAGTGGCCTTATGAGTTCAAGTAGTAATACTTATAAGGCTAATAGTTCTATTAGTCACGTTCCAGATAAGTTTGTAATTTGGGGTATTAATAGAGATTCAGATAATGATACTCAAGTTCTTTGTTCTTTTTATGGTACTTTATCTCCTGGTAATGGTAAAAGTGATTCTTGGAGAGGTAATAATCCATCACAAACTTTTTTCAGCTATTGGGGAAATGATTGGTATAGTAATACACAGAATCATACAATAAGTGTTAGCAGTCAGACCAATCCAGGTGTTTGTGGGACTCGACAGGGATTTCGTGGGAGTGACACTAATCAATATCTGATTGCTTTTTAATGTTAAAATCAGGGTAGGTTATATCGAAGAATTTATTTATTATGATGAAATACGCAGTTATTGATCCTAGCGGACCCACAATAAAAAACACTGGTACTATCCGAGAATTGTTTCCTAACACAAGCTTCACTGCAGCTGGACCTGATGCAGATTTTTTAACACAAAACAATGCTGTTGAACTTATAGAAACTCTCAGTTTCACAACACCAACACAAAAATTATCTTCAGTAGACGCTTATCTTGAAGGTGGTAAGGCTTATAACGTAAAAGTAGAGGCTACAACTGCAGAGGAGCAATCTGCTCTTGCAGACGAGGAATGGAAACTTGTACGAAAAAAAAGGAATGAGTTATTAGCAGAAACTGATTGGCGAGCTTTCAGTGATCTTACTTTGTCTGATGATTGGAAAAATTATAGAAATGATCTTAGACAAATTCCACAAACACAAACAGATCCATACAATATTACATGGCCTACAAAACCACAATAGAGACAAAAATATAAATATGTTTAGAATATAAATATTTAGGTTATTTATGTGTTAAATAATGTGATTTGCTGGCATTTAGCCTTTCATTTTAGAGTAAGTCAAATATTATATGAGAAGATGGTTGATCTTTATGATCTTGAAAAAACCAATCATAGACTTCTTTATATGTTTAAAGAAGAAAAATCAATTAAAAAAGCATCACAAGGTGTTTGGACAAAACTCTTAAATGAACTAAAGGTATCAAAATTATGAATTATTTTTTATCTTGTCCCCCAGTGTATACTTTACCTGGTACATGGGTAGATGCAGAAAAAATTGAAAAATGCAAAGAAACTCTCATTCCTCACGGAAATTTAGGCCAAGGTGCAGCTTTTGCTGTATTCATTGGTTTACTGGTTTTACTTTTATTGATCTATGGAATTTATATGACTTTTGGCAAAGGAGGTAAAAATTTAAGAGATGAAATTAAAGAACACTCAAGATTACATGAATTAGGAATAGCTCATGGACATGAAGGTGGTGGAGATACTTTTAATTTATCTAAAAAAGCAATGGCTAAAGATTATCCTCAACATAAACACAAAAAATAAATATTTATACCTCTAAAAAACCATACATTCCTGCTATTGTACCTACAATAACAAAGAAAATAAACTCATATAACGAGTAATAGGGGCTGTAAAAAATTCTGTTCACGCAAATACAACAGATCCTACATTACTAAAAATGTATAAAGAAATTAAAACTGTGAAATAAAGGTGATTCATTTTGCTTTTTGAAAAATAGGAGTCATGATACCGCCACTTTGGTCATCATCATCGTCACCATCGAGGGCACGTAAAATTAATTCTATAAGAATTAAACAACCTATGGGATAAAACACCCATAGGATTGAAGAAAAATTAGATATTAGATAAGAATCTTCTAATATCATTAGACAAAACCAGGGATTAATTGACCAGTAGTTAAATAAGCTCCTACTGCTGCAATTACACCTAACATTGCTAATTGACCATTAAGTCGCTCAGCAATTATTTTTTGTTTTTCAATTGGTTTAGAATAAGATTGAATGTCCATTATACAAATCCAGGTATAAGTTGTCCTGTAAAGCCATAAACTGTGCATATAACGATGAATCCCATCATTGCTGCTCTGCCTTGTGCTTTAAGAAAAATATCTTTGTTATTCATTAGAATATGCCAGGAATTATGTTACCTGTAGTTGCATATGCACCTACTGCTGCAACGAAACCAAGCATTGCTGCCCAGCCATTAAATCTTTCTGCTTCAGGAGTCATGATAATAAAGGGGGTAATTTAGAAAATGCCAGGAATAATCTGACCAGTTGTAGTATAAGCACCTAATAAAGCAACAATACCAATCATTGCCCATCTACCGTTTGCTTTTTCAGCTTCTAACGGATAACCTTCATAGTTAGGATCTATTTGAGTGCGAGGCTCAACAGAGTAAATATTCTGGCGACCACCTGATTCTGTAACTGTTGTCATTAGGTTGTTTATATCTTCTTTATATTTTACACTTGTTACATTTTGTAACACTACTTAATATTACTTAACAAAAATAATATATAGTATCAGTTTTTTTTATATCCCTTCCTACGTCTGCTTTTCTGGGAGTATAGTTTCTGAAGATTTATATTTTTGATCACTATTTCTTATTACTAATCCTTTAATAAATGGTCTTCCTTTTTTACTAAAACTGTAGATTTCCTTCATTCCAAGTTGATTTTTGCAACAATCTAATAACAAAGCTATAAACCTTTTTTGGCCTACTGGTTTTGATCCTGTATCTTCACAATATGAACAATAAGAAGCATATAGATGGAAATTACTGTTTACATATCTCTCTTTTGCATCTTTTGCAGCTGGTATTTTTTTACCTACAGCAGACACTGATTCAGGAGAATGAACTACTTCAGACTGTAACCATTCAACTAGATTGTTGCTTGTAAGAAGAATATTATTTCTAACCGCTTTGAGGTGGGTTACTTTTTCATATGTATCAAGAAGATATTCTCTCATTTGTTTCGTTTCCATTTGCAGCACCCAATTTACTAATCCTGGCAAATAAGACTTCCATAACCCTTTTACTTCTCCGTTCTCAAGCTTTATCATTTCTATTGCTTCAGAATTTTTGTCCCATAAAGGTCTATTAAACTCAACAGTAAGTCTTCTTCTAGTAAGGCCAGAAGTATTATCTGTGGTTTGAATAGGTTCGTTAGCACAGACCATAACCATTCCTGTATAAACAAAAGGTTCACCAACATTTTTATTTTTTTCTTCAAATCTTAAATTATCTCCTCCTGTCAAAGCTTTAAAAATTTGTGCGGAACCTCCATATCGTTCAGAGTCATTTATCAAAGTAAGCCTTTTTCCTTTTATTGAGGCTATTTCAAAACGACTTTGTTCAAGTTGATTAAGCGTTGTAGAGGCATAGTTTCCATTACCTATAAGAGCACAGCATAGGTTAGCAAAAGTAGATTTCCCTCTACCACCAGGGCCGATGACTTCTAAAAATCGTTGTAATTCATGACCTTTACCAACAAGACAAGCTTTAAGCCAAGCTCTCAAAACCTGTACTCTTTCTTCATCATTATATTGTGTTTTCTTAAGCCATTGAATTATAGGACCAGACTCAGCATTAGGATCATATTCAAAGTCAAGACCCCAAGTTAAATAATTTTCTTGGTCATGAGGTAAAAATTCTCCAGTGCTCATTTCTAATACCCCATTTAAAAAAGCTAATTTATCAGGATCGTCATTCCAATAAGGTTGAGTAATATAGGCTTTTGTTAAATTTGTTACATCAGATAAAAGATGAGAGGTGAAACCACCAGGAGTAGGAATACTTTCTCTTAAAAATAAATCTTGAACAAAATGTTTATATTCATCTTTATATTCTTCTCTCCTCCAAGTACCTTTTTTACGTTGATAAAACATGAAAGTATCATATTTAGGGTCATATCTCCAGCCACATTCAATAACCATACCTGTGACCATTTCGGCTAATTCCGAAGCAGGTGGTGTTTTTGGTTTACCTTTACTATTTATATTTTCTCTAATTGTTTTTCTTTCCACATTCGAAGGTTCACCTATTAATTCTGTTAATACTTGATTTACGAAAGGAATAGGTAGTTCTGCATTATCTTGTTGAAAGGCTTTTTTTGCCTTTTTAGCCAAGTTTTCTGGAGATTCAACGACAAAACCTCCAACATCTATATAACCATCTTCTTTAGCCATTGCTCTAAGATGATGTAAACCACAATGATTTTCTGGAGCAGGACCACCATTTACAATTTCAAATGTGTCCCACTTTCTTTCACATACACCATCTTCAAAATTTTCTGCTTGCTTTGACCAATCAATCCAGTCAGCTAATAGACTCTCATCTATTTGTTTTAAACTCATACCTACTTTTAACCAGTCGTCATAGTCTGCCGATCTTGCAGGATTTAAATGATCAAGATATATCTTGGCTTCATTGACACATTCCTCTAATTGATATTCTGACCCTTCTTCATAATCAAGATTCACTTGTTGAGTGACAATCCCAGACTTAATAGGTTTTTTATATTTTGTTGTAGGGTAAGATTTTGCTATTGCTTCATATAACCATTCAGGGATTTCTGGAGGATTCTTTGCATATTCAAATCCACCATGAGAAGTTGTAAAATAGCCATCAGTATCAGGATGACTACCCATTATTGCTCCTTGCCTTGATCTAAAAAGAATTTCAAAAGCAGGTATCCCTATTTTTATTGTTGCTTTATCAGGTAAAAGATTTAATTTTGTTGAAGGAATACTGAATAGCATTCTTTGCCTATCAGGTTTACCAGAAGATATGGTGAGGGTAGGAGGAAAAGCAGCCGATATAGGAGCCCCTGCGAGCTCCTCAAGACCCTTTATAGCCTCTGATCCATCTATATCTACCCATATCAATCCACCACTGTTAGACCAGACACCTGTTATTAATCCAATTCCTGTTGCCTTTCCCTGATCAAACTCACGTTTTATTTCTTCCACTGAGTAGGGTTGAGTAGTCCAACCAGCTATATATGCTCTTTTACCTTGCAGAGGAGTTAACGCCCAATCCTTTGGGATAAGGTCAAAATTAATCTCTCCCGCTTTTAAATGATTATTTGGTTCTTGGGGTGCAGTTGGCATTATTCAATATTTTTTGTCTAACAGTATGAGAGTAACTCTTATTTTTGACTAAGAAACCCCTATATATAGGGAAATTTTCTTTTTTCTTAGGATTTGTACCCCACAGTTAGTGTTGATATCCTTTAATTTATGCTACATAGACCT